TATTGACTTTGATGACGAGGAAAGAGAACTGGTAGGGGAACTGCTAAATATCTTGTCTCAAACACGTCTCGGCAAGTTTCAGGTTAATCTTAGCGCTGGTAAATCTTACGGGGATATGAGGAGGATCGAATGGACACAGTAATCGGGCTTGGAAAAGCCGGTTGTGCTATTGCGGACAAGTTCGCTGAATATCCTCAATACAAGATCTTCAAGATTGATTCCGAGGGTCTTGACTCTAAAAGCAAAAACTGCCATCTCCTCAAAAAACAAAGCAGCCCAGAGCATTACGAGAAAGCCGTTCGTTCAATGAAGACTTTCTTTAGCAGAACTACAGATGACATTCTTTTTGTGTTGTCTGGATCTGGCATGATCTCTGGAGCGTCTCTTCAGATTTTAAAGAACCTCCGAGGTAAGAACATCAACATTCTTTACATCAAGCCAGACTTGGAGTTCCTTGGGCACATGAATATCAAGCAAGAGCGAGTGGTGAGAAATGTTCTTCAAGAATATGCCCGCTCTGCTATGTTCAATCGTATCTTTCTTGTAGATAACAAGAAAGTAGAACAAGTGCTTGGCGATGTGCCCATCATCGGCTACTACGACAAGTTGAACGATTTGATTGTCTCCACCTTTCATATGGTGAATGTCTACAATCATCAGGAAGCAATCCACGCAACCCCATTTGATACAGCAGAAACAACACGCATTTCCACACTTGGAATATTAAATGTGGACGAGGGTGAAGAAAAATTGTTTTTTTCCCTTGACAACATCCGAGAGAAGTGTTATTATTATGCTATCAACTCAAAAGTTTTAGAAACAGACGGAAAGCTTTTGCGAACTCTAACAGACAATATTAACAAAAACATTGGCAAAGACGTTCGTGCTGGATTTCAGGTTTACTCTACCTCTTACGAGCAAAACTACGGCTACTTGGTTGTGAACACCGAGAAGACCAACAATTAGGATTTATATGAAAACCGCACTAACCTTTCTTAAAACCCACTGGAAAAGAATGACCACGATGTTTGTTCTTTCACTGGTCGGCACTTTCGCAGCAATGGAAGTTTACAAAAATGGCATTGACCTTGGAAAGCAAGTTGGACGATGTGAAGTCACTTGCGCTCTGTTTATAGGAGGCTTTATTGCGCTCGACGACGATGGCTGTCAATGCGAATTAGAAACAGGCTTCACGGTCACTATTCCAATCGATCCAGATTTTTTTCAAAATTCTTTGACAGAAGAATAAAACTATGTTACAATCTATAACAGCAAAGCGAGAGATTTATCGCTTTGACTCTAGACCAACCAGTCACAAACCAACAAGGAGATAAAAATGGCAATTAATCTAGATAAAATGAGAGAGCGCAAGGCAGCGCTCGAAGGTAAAGGCAGCGGAGGAAACCGCGATACATTCTGGCGTCCACAAGACGGCGAGCAGACTATTCGTATTGTTCCCACTGCCGATGGCGACCCCTTCAAGGACTTCTGGTTCCACTATAATGTGGGCAACAACCCAGGCTTCCTTAGTCCGAAGAAGAACTTCGGAGAGGACGACCCACTTAATGACTTTGTTCGCAAGCTCTTCAACGAGGGCACCGAGGACAGCATTAAGATGGCGAAGTCACTCATGGCGCGTCAACGATTCTTCTCCCCCGTTCTCGTAAGAGGCGAGGAAGATAAAGGTGTTCGTATCTGGGGATATGGTAAACAGGTCTACGAGCAATTGCTGAACCTTGTTCTTAACCCAGAATACGGAGACATTACCGATACGGAGACGGGAACTGACCTTGTTCTCCATTATGGTAAACCCCCTGGAGCAAGCTTCCCACAAACGAAGCTCACTCCTCGTCGTCGCTCTTCTGTTCTCTGCGATGAGGCAGTTGGCGGTGATGACCGCTGCGCGGAATTGCTTGAAAGCATTCCAGAATTCGACACGCTCTTTGAGCGTAAGACGCCAGCAGATGTAGGCGATATGTTAGACGCTTACCTGCTTGGTGAAGAAGGCACCACCGAGGGTGCTGGTTCAACCACAACCCCTCCTCCTTCCACTGATACAGTATCCTCTGTTGATGCTGCCTTCAACGAACTCATGGGAGCGTAATCCCCGCGCCCACAGGGAGGCACAGGGTCATCAGGTGCCTCACACCTTTATCTTGGAGATTTAATGAGAATGGCGAAAGCAAAAAGCACAAAAGCAGGCAAGTTGAGCTTGTCCGACATGCGTGCCCTTGTAAACAAGAGGGCTGGACTTAATGTCGCGCACGACTTGACTGAGCAGAATCCTACCGAGGTCAAAGATTGGATTCCAACTGGTTCACGCTGGTTGGACTCTATTATTTGTCGTGGTCAACTTTCTGGTATTCCTGTAGGAAAAGTAGTTGAGATTGCTGGTCTTGAAGCGACAGGCAAATCTTATATGGCAGCACAGATTGCTGCGAACGCCCAAAAGCAGGGCATTGATGTTATTTATTTTGATTCAGAGTCTGCGATTGATCCATCGTTCTTGGAGCGAGCAGGTTGTGACCTGAATCAGCTTCTTTATGTTCAGGCAACCTCTGTCGAGTTTGTTTTGGAGACTATTGAAGATCTTCTTGCCAACAACGATAATCGTATGTTGTTTATCTGGGACTCGCTGGCTTTGACACCAGCCATCTCGGATATTGAGGGTGACTTTAACCCTCAGTCTTCCATGGCTGTTAAGGCTCGTATTCTTGCGAAGGGTATGTCTAAATTAACTGTGCCCATCGCAAACTCGCAGTCTACCTTCTTGGTGCTAAACCAGTTGAAGTCAAACATCACTCGTTCACCTTCCGAGGCACTTACGACTCCTTATGTTACTCCAGGCGGTAAGGCTATGATTTATGCCTACTCACTTCGCATCTGGTTGACTGGGCGAAAAGCCAAGGCATCTTTTGTTGTAGATGATAAGGGGTTCCGTGTTGGTTCAGAGGTTAAAGTTAAGCTTGAGAAGTCCCGTTTCGGAACTCAAGGGCGACAATGTAACTTCCGCATCCTTTGGGGTGACGAGATTGGTATCCAAGACGACGAGAGTTTGTTTGATGCTATTGGGTCTTCCTCCAGCCTTGTTCGCACAGGTGCTTGGTACACTCTGTTGGATTCCAGCGGAAATGCTCTTGGTCCAAAGTTCCAAGCTACCAAGTGGACGGAGCGCATGACTGATGATGACTTCCGTGCGAGAGTCTATGAGATCATGGACGAGGAAGTTATTTACAAGTTCGATAAGCGTGAAGGAAACGCAGCAGATTTTTATGAAGAAAGTGATGAATAAAACAAACTAGTTATTCGTCTATAGATCAGGAGTTAAGACAATGAAATCACTTATTACCGCTGCTCTTTTTGGAGCTTTTCTTTCTGGGTGTGTTGCTCACGCTCATCCCCCTCAAGCACATGTCCAAGTGCCTCACCACCAAGTTAAGGCTTGGGTTTGGACACCAGGCTATTATCGAGCCAATGGTGTTTGGGTTCGTGGAACTTGGAGTGTTCAGTATGTGGATCGCTACATGTTGAACCGTCACCCTCGCACACATGTTCGTTGGGTGAAGGACCGTAGGCGACCAGCGCCTCCCCCACGCCACGCGAGGCATCGTCGTCATCGTCGATAAATAAATCGCCCCCTTCTGGGGGCATTTTTTTTAATAAAATCCTTGACAGCACTATAAAGCTGTGCTATATTATTATTATGCTTGAGTGGTGGAATTGGTAGACACAAGGGACTTAAAATCCCTCGCTCATCTGAGCATGCGGGTTCGATTCCCGCCTCAAGTACCATTTATTATGAAACGACTATTAGTAATTGATGCTCTCAACTTGATGTTCCGCAACTATATTGTGAACCCAAGTTTATCTACAAACGGACAACCTATCGGAGGATTGAAAGGTTTCCTACAATCCCTCCAGAAACTTATCAGGGAAACAAAGCCTGACCAAGTTGTAATCTGCTGGGATGGTGAAGGTGGTAGCCAAAGACGCAAGTCTAAGAACAAGGGATATAAAGAAGGGCGCAAGCCTATCCGTCTTAACCGAGACATTCGCAACCTCACCGAGAACGAAGAAATTTCAAACAAGATCTGGCAGCAGACGAGACTTGTAGAGTATCTAAACGAACTGCCCATCATCCAGCTTATGCTGCCCGCTGTTGAGGCAGATGATGTTATTAGTGTCGTGGTTCAGCATCCCAACTATGCCGGATGGCAAAAAGTTATTGTCTCCTCTGATAAAGACTTTTTCCAGTTGTGCGATGGTGAGACTATTGTTTTCCGACCTATCCAAAAGCAGATCGTTAATCAGAAGAGTCTGGTCGCAGAGCACGGCATTCATCCAAAGAACTTTGCTCTCGCTCGTGCGATTGCTGGCGACAAGTCGGACAACCTTCCAGGCGTCGGCGGGGTTGGGCTTCCAACCATCTCCAAGCGCTTTCCGTTCTTATCGGAAGATGTGTCTTATGATATTGACACGCTGATGGAATACTCGCAAGAGAACGCAGGCAAGGTTAAGGCATACACTAATGTTCTTGAGAACAGAGAGGTGGTGGAGGAGAACTACCGCCTCATGCAACTTTATACTCCCTCCGTTAGTGTCCAGGGCAGACAGAAGATTAATTACGCCCTCGACAACTTTGAACCAGAGTTCGCCAAAACAACCGTCAAGGCAATGATGATTGAAGACGGATTTGGTGTTGTAAACTTCATTGATATGTACGCTTGGATGAATAAGATTGTAGCAGATTCCCGAATATAAAACTATTTATTAGTATGCGACTATACAATAAATGGAGAGAAACATTCGGAGAATCAGACAAGAGAGGTCTGGACTCCGAATTTCTTGTTAAGAACTTTAAAAATTTTATCAATGAACAAAACGACCCAGAGGATGTAGACCTCTCAAGTTTTGACTTTCACGACGAACTTAACAAAGACTTCTGGAATCAAGAAGACGACAAGCTAGATCCAGAGATCAGGCAAAAACTAATTGCCATTGCCGATGACTTTTGGAACTCACTGGAAGTTGGCGACACCGAGTATGACGACATTACCTTTACAGGTTCGCTCGCCGCTCACAACTACTCTCAGTTCTCAGATGTGGACCTCCATATTCTTGTTGACTTCTCTGAGGTTGATGACAAGGTTGATTTAGTCCGAGAATACTTTAACGCAATGAAGTCTATTTGGAATCGTCTCCACGATATTCTTATCAAGGGCTATGAGGTTGAGATTTATGTTCAAGATGTCAACGACCCACATGAAGCTCAGGGGCTGTACTCTATCTTAAACGACGAGTGGATTAAAAAGCCAGTTCTTGATAAGCAGGACTTTGACAAAGACAATGTGAAGAAAAAGGCGGCAGGTCTTATGGATCAGATTGATCGCCTTGAGCCTCTAATCAAAGAAGGGAAATATGAGGAGGCAGAAAAATACGCAGACAAATTAAAAAGCAAAATTCGTAAAATGAGAAAGACAGGATTAGAAACTGTCGGAGCCTATTCGGTTGAGAATCTCGCATTCAAAGTGCTGAGACGAAACGGCTACCTTGAAAAACTCTCAGATGCCAAACGAGAGGCTTACGATAAAATGCTTTCAATCAAAGAACAACAGATCACTAAGGAGTAATAGTGTCAACATTTAATTCATACCAATCAGGACTACATAATGTAGGTTCTTTCCAGGTTAGTTCAATTCCTTATGCTTCGGCTTCTATTGAGTTATCCTCAACTACTGTCCCCTTTGAAATAGAATTTAACAGAGTATCAAAATTTGTAGTCATTAAAAATTCAGCAGATGCTTTATCGCCAGATGTGCCATTAAGATTTGGCTTTTCAGAAAATGGCGTCAAAGGTAGCAACTATATTAGATTATTAAACGAAGAAGAATATGAGGCTGATTTTAAAGTTACTCGCCTTTATTTGTTGGCTGAGACATCAGCCGGTGCCACTGCCTCAGTTTCTGCTGGACTAACAGGGATTCCAGCAAGTCAACTAACTCACAACTGGTCTGGATCATTAGGGGTTGGATAATGGGCAGCAGTGGCGGAGCGAAGCGCTTTACAAAAAGATATGTGGCTCAAGTTAGGGCTGAGATAGAAAGCGAATATCAAGCAGCCGACACAGTTTTAAGTTCGTCTATCGACACGGTGGATGCTGCTGTAGACGCTATCCTTTCTGGTTCAAGCGAATCACTGAACCAATTTATCGAAGTTGTCGAAGCCTTTGAGGCAGCCGACGTGGTAATTCGTTCAGAGCTTGCCGCGACAAGTTCTATATTGTTGAATAATATAACTAATGAAACAGGCTCTACAGCACGATACAGCCTAAACGTGCTTGGTGTGACAGAATTAAGTGGAGGCTTAGTCCATAAACGGTTTCCTCGAACAAATAACTATACCGTGACAACTACTGATTATTTTATAGCCGCCAATTCAAGTGGTGGAC